CAATTCCGCCGTGGCACCACGGCTCAACATAGCAGCTTCACGGGCGCCGTTGGCGAGGTGACGGTTGACACCGACAAGGATGTCGTCGTCGTCCACGATGGCTCGACGGCCGGCGGCTTCCCGATGCTGAAGGCGGCCGATCTGACCGCCGGCACGGGCATCAGCATCGCCGGCACGACGATCACCAACAGCGCCCCGGATCAGACTGTCGCCCTGACGGCAGGCAGCAACGTCACGATCACCGGCAGCTATCCTAACTTCACCATCGCGGCGACGGACACCAACACGACCTACACGGCCGGCACCGGCTTGCAGCTTGTGGGCAACGAGTTCAGCATCGGGGCGACGGTGGTCACCACCAGCGACACGCAGACGCTCACCGGCAAGACGCTGACAGACCCGGCCATCGTCGGCACCATCCTCGAGGATGTCTACACGATCACCGACGGCGCTGCCTTCGAGATCGATCCCGGCAACGGCTCTGTGCAGCTTATCACGCTTGGTGCCAGCCGCACCCCGAAGGCCACGAACTTTGCCGCTGGTGAATCGGTCACGCTGCTGGTGGACGACGGCTCTGCCTACACGCTGACATGGACCGACGCGACCTTCGGCGGCTCTGGCGTGGTGTGGAAGACGGACGGCGGCGTGGCGCCTACGCTGAACACGACCGGCTACACGGTCATCGTGCTGTTCAAGGTCAGCACACAGGTCTACGGCGCTCGCGTGGGGGATGCGTGATGCTGAAATCTAAGCTGCTTTCCGCTACGGCGGCGGCTCCCGAAGTTATTGCGATTGAGGACGTGTTCTCGACGTATCTCTACACGGGCAACGGCTCCACGCAGACGATCACCAACGGGATTGATCTGGCTGGTGAAGGTGGGCTGGTTTGGCAGAAATCCCGTGTTAAAGCGGACGATCATAGACTGTCTGATACAGAGAGGGGGGCTAACAACACCCTCAGAACAAGTAACACAGGTGCAGAGTTTAACCTTTCTGGTTCTAATTCTGTAAGTCAGTTTAATTCTGATGGCTTTGTCTCAGGTTTAAGCGATCCATTTTTTAGCGGAGAGCCAATAGCCTCATGGACCTTCCGCAAAGCCCCCCGCTTTTTTGATGTGGTGACGTATACGGGGACGGGTTCTGCCCGCACGGTGTCGCACAATCTAGGCACGACTGTTGGATGCCTGATCGTAAAGAGAACGGATACATCTCAGAATTGGTATGTATATCATCGTGGAGTCAACTTTGGGGCCACACAATATCCACTTCTGTTACTCAACACGACTGCTGCGGCTTCAGCCAATAAAGAGCTTATTAACAGCACTGAGCCTACTGATACAGTGTTTTCAGTCGCCAGCGACTTGAATACTTCAGGCGGCACCTACGTCGCCTACCTCTTCGCCCACGATCCGCTGGGGCCGTCTGGTGATGGCTCGGATGGGTTGATTGCGTGTGGGAGTTATGCCGGAAACACAACAACATATCCCACAATCACTCTTGGGTGGGAACCGCAGTGGTTAATGATTAAGCGCATAGACCAAGGGAACAATTATGCCAATTGGTGCATAATGGATAATATGCGAAACTTAAATCATTCCAATTACAACAACTTACTGGCTGCAAACCTGTCGGTAGCTGAAGCTGACCCCGGAAGTTTCCTTGCCGGCACATATCAAGTCAAAGCAAATCCAGATGGCTTTACTGTTCAGTCAAATGAGCAAAATGTAAACAACTCTTCCGGCACCTACATCTACATCGCCATCCGCCGTGGCCCTATGCGTGAGCCGACGAGCGGGACGGAGGTGTTTAATACTGTCTTGCAGGGTCCGTCTACTACAAATGGGCCTGTGACGGGATTTGTTACTGATGTTGAATTGCTGGGCCAGAGGATTTCTGGAGATAAATTCTACTTCTCCCCTCGTCTGACGGGAGATGGCTATATGAAAACTAATACAACTGCCGCCGAACTTTCTCAGCCCAATCTAATTTGGGACAGGATGGACGGTGTATGGAACAATGCTGTCTCTTCCGGGTATACTTTGTGGGGGTTTGCCCGTGCCCCCGGCTTCTTGGATGTGGTGGCGTATAGTGGGGATGGAACAGCAAGCCGTCTTGTGTCGCATAACTTGGGCGTTGCGCCTGAGTTGATTATCGTAAAACGCAGAAACGGCATTAGTGATTGGGGCGTATATTCAAAAGATATAACGTCTGGTCACATCTTAACGCTCAATGAAGATTGGGGGTCCTACTCTTCTGATTGGTTTGGCTCAACTTTTAACGAGACATCTTTTCAGCTTGGCGCTTCTTTCAGCAACAATTCAAGCCAAACTTACATCGCCTACCTCTTCGCCACACTCCCCGGCATCAGCAAGGTCGGCAGCTACACGGGCAACGGCTCGTCGCAGACCATCAACTGCGGCTTCACGGGCGGTGCGCGTTTTGTCCTCATCAAGCGGACGGACAGCAACGGCGATTGGTATATGTGGGACACGGCTCGCGGCATTGTCTCGGGCAACGATCCGTTCCTTGAGTTGAACACGACCGATGCTGAGGTTACAAATGTAGATAACTTAGACCCAGCAAGTGTTGGTTTTATTGTAAATCAAGACAGTATAACGCACCCTATCAATCTTTCTGGGTCAAGCTACATCTATCTCGCCATCGCATAGGAGGATCAACTATGGGCGACTATCGGCACAGAACTACAGGCGAAGTGAAATCGCAGGGAGAGTGGCGTCGGCATCATGCCAACACCTCGTTCCCCCGCGTCTGGACGCAGGCTACGCTGGACAGCCTCATGCTCGATGCGGTGTTTCCCACGCCCAAGCCGGACGCAGGCCCGTATCAGACCGCCGTGCGCGATGGCGTCGAGCAGGATGTTAAGGGCAATTGGGTCGAGCGGTGGACGATCCGCGACATGTTCGCCGACTACACCGACGACGAGGGCGTGACGCATACGAAGGCCGAGCAGGAGCAGGCGTATCAGGCTGGCCTCGATGCAACAGCGGCGGCGAGCGTGCGCGCCCAGCGTGATCGTCTGTTGGCAGAGACTGACTGGATCGTCATCATGCACACCGAGCGCGGCACGAACATCCCGGCGGAATGGGAACTGTATCGGCAGGCGCTTCGTGATATAACAGGGCAAGCAGGGTTCCCGCATCAGGTCGAGTGGCCCGTTAAACCGTAAGGAGCGATCATGCTCGGGTTTTCGCCGCTTGCCTCGACCACGCTCGCTGATGACGTAGGGGCCGCATCCTACACCCTTGTGGCGGATGCGGCTTCTTTCGCCATCAGCGGGCAGGATGCCGGCCTTCTGGTAACCGCCGTTCTTGCGGCGGATCACGGCTCTTTCGCAGCGTCCGGGCAGGCGGCGGCCTTCATCGTATCGATGGCAGCCGACGCTGGCAGCTTCACGCTGACCGGGCAGGATGCCGACCGCCGCTTCGATGGTCGCATGTCGGTGACGCAGGGAACGTGGATCACCGCCGGCCAGATCGCCAACATGAAGGTCAGCAAGCGGGCGAACGCCGGCACCTTCACGCTTACGGGCCAGAACGCGGGCTTCGGCTTCTTGCTTCCCGCCGACGCCGGCAGCTTCACGCTGACGGGGCAGGAGACATTCTTCAACGTCAGGCTGACGGCGGGCACGGGCGCGTTCGCTCTAACCGGGCAGGCGGCGAACACGAACACGACCTTCGCCCACGGCGCCGGCAGCTTCACGCTGACGGGACAGGACGCCAACATCTCGCCGACTACCTTCATCGACGGCGGCACTGGCAACTTCACGCTGACGGGTCAGGACGCGGGCCTTCTGCGGAATTACCCCCTCGTCGGCGGCACGGGCACATTCGCGCTGACGTTTGAGGACATCGACATCAGCACGAGCCTCACGGCCGGCGCAGGGCTGTTCGCCCTAAGCGGGCAGGACGCGAACCTGCTCGTCAACACCGCGCTGGTCGGCGGCGAAGGCTCGTTCACGCTGACGACGCAGGATGCCGACCTCGATCTGAACCGCAGGCTGGACGCCGGCGCAAGCACGTTCACGGTTGGCGTCGAGACGGCCACATTCCGCGTGCGGCGGCCGCTGCCTGCGGAACGTGGCGCCTTCACGCTGACGGGGCAGGACACAGGTCTAATCTTCGGCCGCAGCCTGATCGCCGCGCATGGCACCTTCACGCTGACCGGCGACGAGGCCGACCTAATCCCGGATCTGTCGCTCCCGGCGGCGGTCGGCACCTTCACGCTGGCGGGTCAGGCGGCGGCGTTCGGCCGCTTCTTGAGGATCGGGCAGGCCGGCCTCTTCACGCTGACGGGGCAGGATGCCGATCTGTTGGCAGTGCGCGGCCGCCGGTTCGAGCATGTCAACACGAATGCCACGATCACCCTCTCGCTTGCGGGGGCGAATGCTGCTATAGTTTCCCCGGTGAACAACGAGGCGGCGTGATGGCCTTCTATCTCAAGCAGAATGACACCGCCCCGTCGATCCGGGCGACCCTTGAAAACGGGAACGGCGACCCGATTGATCTCATCAACGCCACCGTGCGCTTCCATATGCGCGCGCTCGGCAGCAACACGACGAAGGTGGATGCGGCGGCGACGGTCATCTCGGCCGCCCTTGGCATCGTGCAATATAACTGGATCGCGGCCGATACCGATACGGTCGGCACCTACACGGCCGAGTTCGAGGTGACTTATCCCGACGCGACCGTCGAGACATTCCCGAATAACACCTACATTCGGGTCGAGATCACAGATGATATTGCGTGAGGCCGCGATGGAACTTTTCGACACGGTGATGCAGTGGATCGTCGCGCCGGTCACGGGCTTCGTGATCTGGATGTTCAATAGGCAGCAGCGGCATGAAACCGAGATAGCCGTGATCCGCGCCACGATGGCCGAACAAAAGAACTCGCATGATAGAGAGTTCAAGGAAATGCGCCGTCTGTTTGAAGCTGTGTTTGCGAAACTCGACAGCATCGAACACGCGCTGCGGAAATAGGCGATCATGCGGTGGACCCGGTAAGCATCATCGCCGCCGCGACGACCGCCTATAACGCGATCAAGAAGGGCATCGAGATCGGTCGCGAGATCCAAGACATGGGCGGCCAGCTTGCGACATGGGCCGGCGCCGTTTCCGACATCGACTTCCTTGAGCGGAAGGCAGAAGACCCGCCGTGGTATAAGGCATTCAGCCAGTCGGTGCAGCAGGAAGCCATCGCGATCTTCACCGCGAAGAAGCAACTCGAACAGCAGCGCAACGAACTTCGCACCTACATCCAGTTTTCGATGGGGCAGTCGGCTTGGGACGAACTCCTTCGGATCGAGGCGAAGGTCAGGAAGCAGCGCGCCGACCATGAGCATCGGAAGGCCGAGATCAAGGAGGCCATCGTGTCGGCTCTGCTGATCCTTGTGATGGTCACGAGCGTGACAGGATTTCTGACCATCGTGGCATGGCTGTGGATGGAGAACCATCAATGACACCGAAGCGGCTTGAGCCTGACAGCATCCTCGACGTGGCCGACCTCGACGGCGACGGGACCGTGACCAACGGCGAGATCAGCAAGCACGAACGGCTGACGCGCCTCGACAATTGGGATCGGCAGCAAGACCAGCAGCGTCATATGGCATGGGTCGCGATGGTCAGCATGGTGGGGCTGACGGCGGCGCTCATTCTCCCGGTCCTGTCGACGGAACGCATCGAGGCCCTGAGCGGGCTGATGACGATGTTCTACACCGCCCAGATGGGCGTAGTCGCTGCGTTCATGGGCGCGTCGGCCTACGTCCGCACGAGGGAGCGAGACGATGAAGGGTAAGGCGATTGCATTGGCCCTCGTGCTGACGGGCTGCGGCGCTTTGCCGCTGGGTATGCTCGGCGGCGGCGGGCCGAATGTCGCGGCCAACGTGCAGGCGGGCAAGGAGAACACCCAGCAACTGGTCGCAAATCAGGAGCGCACCGAGGCCGGCCGCGACATCATCACGGAGACGAAGCAGGTCGAAGCCGCGTCAGTCGAAAGCGTGACGATCAACAACGTGCGCGACATACCCATTTGGATATGGATCGCGCTTGTCGTCGGCTGGGTGCTGCCCAGCCCGCAGGAGATGGCCCGAGGTTTCATCGGGCTTTTCAGGAGAAGGTAAATGGGTTTCTCGCTATCGAAGAAGTCGCTCGCCAAGCTGGAGGGCGTGGACAAGGATCTGGTCGCCATCGTGCGCTACGCCATCACGGCGACGAAGATCGACTTCGCGGTCATCTGCGGTCTTCGCAGCATCGAGGAACAGCGCAAGCTGGTTGCCAGCGGCGCCAGCCAGACCATGAATAGCAAGCACATCGGCGGCAATGCGGTCGATCTGATGGCCTACATCGGCGGCCGGGCGTCGTGGGAGTTGAACGTCTACGACGAGATCGCCGACGCGATGAAGGAAGGCGCGCAGCAAGTCGGCGTTGGTGTTCGCTGGGGTGCCGCGTGGCACATCGACGACATTCGTCTCTGGAAAGGCAGCATGGAAGACGCGATGAACGATTATGTCGACGAGCGGCGAAAGCAGGGCAAGCGGCCCTTCATCGACGCGCCGCATTTCGAGTTGTCTCAGTAGAAGAACTTCTGGATCGACTCGACCATCGCTTCCTTCGTCATCGCCTCCGACCTGATCTTGCGCCGCTTCGACATGCTGGCCTCGCAAATGAACATGCCGGCGTCGAGGGCGACGAAGGCGTAGACATCCGGCGACCAACTCATGGAGTTATTGCAGAAGTCGTAGACGGTGCCGGCGTGATGCGGAACGGCTGCGCCGGTAGTCTTCACCTGCACGCTGACGAGCCTGCCGGTCGGCGTGCGGCACCAGAGATCGTGCCCGGAGACGTTGGCATGGGAGACACGGATGTCATGCGACTCGAGGACATGCGCCACGAGATATTCGCCTGCCCGTCCGATGGTCTCGATGCTTTTCATGCTGTTATCAATAGCATGGATATATGAATGCAACAACACGAGGACACCATGAGCGACCGAGCCTACATCCATCCGACGTGGCGAATAGACGAAGACTGCACGCTGCGGGTCTATCTCAAGGGCGGCGAATTGTTCGCCCTCGAGATGACGCCCAGCCAAGCGATCAAAATGGCGGCCGACCTGATTATCGCCGCCCGCCGCCCGAGGCCATCGACAGCCGCATGACGGCGGCGATCAGCATCTCGCGCTGGCTGGGTGTCGCCCGCTTCGAGACCCATCGTTCGATCTGGTTGCGGGTGATGCCGAGGGCTTCGGCCGCCTTCTTGCGGCTCGGGAACGTCATGGGGCCGACAGTCAACGGGCGGGCGTTGTTCTGATTGCCGGGCGCGCCATATTTTCGCAGGCCGCAGCCTTCGAGATGGCCCCGATTTGTCAGCATCCGACTGACGGCCGACTGCGTGACGCCAAGGGCCGCCGCCGCCGCCCGCTGCGACGGGTAATGCTCGCCCCTGATGACGACCGGCATCGCGTTGAAGTGCGGGAGCGGATCAGTCGCCATCCTGCCACACCGCGTCTCTGAGGGCTTTGATCTTCTCCGGGCTGGTGGTGAACACCGTGTCGAAGGCTGGGTCTAGCTGCATCACGCGGTTGGCCGCCTTCTCCCACAGCTTCTCCCAATGCTTGCTACTCGCGATCCAATAGTTGACCTGACGTTGCAGGTCTTGGATCTGGCGGCGAAGGTCGTCGATGTTGTCTTCGGTCATGGCTTCCTGCACTCCCCAGCGATGGCAGCATAGGCCGCCGCGTCGACATAATTGTCCTCATGGTAGCCGTGCGCGCTGCATCTCGCCATCTTCAGAAGCACCATCATCCATGCGGCATCTTCGGCGGTGATGACGACCTCAAGGTCGAGATAGGCCGTCCATAGGTCGGCGATCCTTTGCAGGTTCTGCTCCACGGGGCCGTAGCTATCCTGCCGCTCGCCGCCCGTTACCTCGGCGGCGCGGGCGAGAATACGCAGGCGGGCGGGGATGTCTTCTGTCATAGCTTCCCCTCCTCGATCTTCCTGAACACGATCCTGAAAGCCTCGATCACGGCCGCTTCAATCCGGCGGGCCTCGGCGGCGGGATCAGCACCGGCTGAAATCTGGTCACGGTGTCGCAGACCATGATCGCGGTCGGGTCGAGGTGCTTGATGTAGATGTCCTGCATCTCTTTGCATTGGTCCATGTCCCTATAGACGCCAACGTATCCAGTGTCGGCGGTGATGCTTGTGCTTGCGACGACTGCGAGAACAACGAGTTTCATGCGAGCCTCCATCCGATATTCGTCTTCCCCAGCCGGTCGGGGATGTAGACCGTGCGCGCCACGCCCGACGCCTTGAACCGCCTCAGAGCATTCCCGATGGCATCATGCTTGCTGGGGTCAACGGCCTGCACGATCTCTCGCAGCACCAGCGGGCGGGTGGTCTTCCGCAGCACCTCGAAGATGGCATTCTCGAGCATCTGGCGGCGCTCGTTGGCCTGCTCCGACTGCCACGCTGACAGCCCGTCGGTCTTCGGGAGAAGCGCCCTGTGACCCTCTCTCAGAGCCTGTGCGCGCATCAGCTCGCCGAGTTGTGCTTCGGTCATGGATGGCGCTCCCAAGGCTGCACGATAGGCTCTGCCGTGATCTTGATGATGTCGCCGTTGTAATTGTGATCGACGACCCAGACAGCCCTGCGGGGATCGCCGAGCAAGGGCTTTCTGATGCTCTTCGCAGTCTGGTCGGCGACCTTGCGTGACGCGCACATCTTACTCGTCGTGCCGTCGGCGTAGTAGTTGATGTAGCCTAACATCACCACCCCCACGAGATGATGACCGCCGCGAGCCACGGCACCACGGTGATGCCTAGGGCGCCGGCCGCCGCACCCGCCAGCAAGCAGCGCAGGCGGGGCTTCGTCGGTTCGTCTTGCAGCCGCTCGAAGTGCTGCGCCATTCTGCCAAGATTTTCACGCATGAAACCGCCCTCCGTTCCACTCATTGTTCGACCGCCAGTTGCGGTAACCGTCGTCGTCCCACCATGCCTCGGCCCGCTTGATGATGTCGGCCATCGCCTGCTTGCCGATCTGCTTCTCGATGATCGAAGCGTGATAGATGCAGCCGTCGATGGTGATCGTCTCAAGTTCGATCCAGTGATCGCCGGGCTGCACCCGGAAGCAGGCGGTCGCATCTCGCTCGACATACATGCCGCCGTCGAGGACAACTTTCCATTCGACCCAGTAGTCAATCATGCTTGCTCTCCCAGTTTGATCTTCAGTGCATCTCTTTCTTTTGCATCTTGCTGTATTCGTCGTAATCGCCACTGGCGACGATCTTGCCCAACTCAAGGATCATGAGTTTGAAGTCATCAGTGGCGACATCGTATGCCAGCACTATCGCCACGATCATTTTCACCATGTCCTCAAGATCAGCGAGTCGCGGCAGCGAGTTGATAAATCTATCCTGTGTTTCAGAGTCAATCATGCTTGCTCTCCCAGTTTGATCTTCAGTGCCAGAATGTCGCGGTGCATTTGCAGCTTGTCGAAGGCCAGTTGAGCGACCTTCTGCTCGAGGCGGGCGATCTCGTTGCGCTGCTTGGCGACCTTGCTTTTGAGGGTGTCGATCTCGGTCATCTGCGATCACCCTGCATCAGCGCCCGCTTCACATCGTCGAAGTCGGCGCCGAAGATGCGGGCGACCTGCGCGATGGTCAGGTCGGGCTTGCGGTCATAGAGGTCGCAGACCTCGCGGCGGAAGTCGATCCAATCCTCGTCGAGGTGCTGCTGGAAGTCGTTGCGTAACATTTGTCTCTCCCTTATGCGGCGGTAATCTTGGCGCCGTTGATGCAGGCATAGCGGGGCTTTCCGTTAGACTGGCCGTCGATCATCACGGTCGCGCCGGTCGAGTCGGCCTTGAAGAACTCGTAGCCGGCGGCGCGCCAGACCGCGCGATGCTTCGCAGTCACGCGAACCGAGCGGAGATAGGTGGCGATGGTGACCGCCTTGCCGGCGTCGAGGGCTTCGTTGATCTTGTCGGCGATGGTCATCTCGTCTCTCCCTTATGCGGCGGTGATTTTCTTGCGAAGCACGGCGGCGACGATCTTGCGCGCGCTGTCTTTGCCGTCGCAGGTGCGCGCCTCTTCGCGAATCGCATCGTCGAGTTTTGGCGTCCAAAGCCCTTTGGCTTCGAGGATCTCAAGCGCGCGTTCGATCTTCTGGGCGGTGGTCGTCATCTCTGTCTCTCCCTTATGCGGGGGTGACGGCGGCGATCGCGTTGGCAAGCTGCTCGGCGCAGAAGCACAGCGATCCGACGTGGCCCCAGTTGATCGCCTCGGGATCGGCGTTGAAATGCTCGGCGCTCATGGCTTGCAACCGCGCGATCATGGCGTCGATCTCGGCTTTCCTCGCGATGAATGCGTCGGTGGCGGTGCGCTTCGTGGTCATCTCGGTCTCTCCTCTGTGGGCTTTGCCCGTTGCTCTATGAGGACCACCATACAGCGTCCAGCGGCGCAGTCAACAGTCATTTATGTGTCCTGCGAAAAAAATCGCACGCAGCCCGTTGCAAGCCGCGCGACATGCGGTTAGGGTCCACGTCGAAGGAGGGCCAACCATGCTCTACACAATGCAACAACTCCGAGAGCGGCTCGGCGACCGGCGGCTGACCGTCGTCGCCCAGGCGACCGAGATCGCATACGACCGCCTCTGGCGCCTGATGACGGCCAAGCAGGAAGCGACCGAAAGCGATCTCGCCGCCCTGACGGCATACGTCGAAAGGCAGCAGGCATGATCATCCTAGGCATCGATCCCGGCAAGCAGGGCGCTTTCGCCGCCCTCGACGTGACCGAATGGAGCGTCACCACCTACGACATGCCCGACACAATCGACGGCCGGCGCGAACTGCTCTCGGCCATCGGCAGGGTGTCCGTCGCGTGGGTCGAGCGGCCGTTCTACCCACAGAAGATCGGGGTGCGGCATGTCGCCACCATCGCGGAAGGCTTCGGCATCCTGCAAGCCTGCCTCGCCTTTGCCGGCGTGCCGACACGCTTCGTCGAGCCTTCGGCATGGAAGAAATCCCTGCGCCTGTCGGCCGACAAGGCGGCCAGCCGGCAGCTAGCGTCGATGACATGGCCCGACGATGCCGAGCAGTGGAAGCTGGTCAAGCATGATGGCCGCGCCGAGGCCGCCCTGATCGCACTCTACGGATGGAGTAAAAGATGATCCGACACGACATGACGAACGAAGCCTACCATCTCGACCCGGCGATCTCGTCGTCGGACGTGAAGACGGTCTATCTGAAATCCCTACGGCACTGGAAATACGAGGTCCGCAAGGGGTCGACCGCCTTCGACCTCGGCAGCGCCGTCCACGCGATGGTCCTCGAGCCGGAAAAGGAACTCGTCCGTCGCGGGCCTGCCGACCGCCGTGGTGACAAGTGG